CCCCCCCGGAGAGGCCAGCGCGGCAAGCCCGGTCGCGATAAAGCCCAACGCGATCGCGAGCGGCCCGATCGCCGCCGCCACCGTCGCCGCAGCGGCGGCAAAGCGCTGCTGCTGCGGGGTGAGCTGGCTGAACCAGGCACCCATGTCGGCGATGGCTTCCGCGACCCGTTTCAGTGTGGGCGCCAGCGCGACGGCAAGCTGGTTGCCGAGACCCTTGACCACCAGGCCAATGGCGCTCAGCGCATCGTTGGCCTCTTCGATCTGGTCGGCCTCGATTTCGGTGACCGCCAGCCCGAACCGTTCGATCTCGGCATTCGCCGCTGCGATGGTCGCGGGATCGAGGCGCGCCGCCACCAGCCCCGCCCGGTCGCCGAAGATGGTGGCAGCCACTGCCGCCTGTTCGGCCACCGGGATGTTCTCGGCGATGGCCGTGTTGATCGCGGAGATGCGCTCATCGAGATTCATCTCGGACAGGGTCTCAGCCGACAGCCCGAGGCGCGCCAGCGACTTGGCCGCGGGGCCCGCGCCGGTGGCCGCCTGGCTCAACCGCTTGGTCAGCTGCCGACCGATCTGCTCAAGCTCGCCGGTCGAGACGCCCGCCCGGTCGGCCGCACGGGCCAGAACCTGCATCGACTTGGTCGAGGTCCCGAGCGACTGCGCCATCTTGGATTGCGCGTCGATCGTTTGCATCGAAGACCGCAACGCTGCCCCGCCCATCGCCACGATCGGCAGGGTCGCGCGGGTGGTCATCTTCTTGCCCACCGACTGCATCTTGGCAGCCGCGCGCGAGAGCGACCGCTGCAGCCCGCTCATCGAAGCCTGAGCCCGCTTCGCCCCCTTTTCGAATGCCGCGCTGTCGAGCGACAGCAGGGCGCGCAGGGCGCCGATCTCAATTGCCATTGGCCGTCCTCGCTGCCATTGCCTTCATCCAGGCCCGCACATAGGCGCGGTCCGCCTCCCCGCCCCGCGCTGAACCCGCCTCGGCAACACCGGGATCATCGGGCATGTCGTTCGGATCGTGATAGGCGTAACGGGTGTATTGCGCGTTGAGCCAGGCCAGCCGCGCATCGCGCCGCATCGCCGCGCCGATAATGATCGTGGCCTCGCGCAGGGTGACCCGCGCGAAGGCCTCAGGGTCCTGACCCGCCAGGACCCACTCGCCCAGCCGGGCAGACCAGTCTATTTTTTCCGGCCTGCCCGCGGGCGGTTTTTTGCCGCGCTTCCGGGCTCTGCCTTTGCTTCGGGAAAAGCCTTTTCAGCGGCCTCACCGATGGCATCGCCGGCGGCTTCGAGACCGATCTCGTCGATCAGCGCCGCCGCATCAGCGTCCGACGCGCCGGCGCCGTCATCCATCATTTCAGCAAGGATGCGTACCAGCACCGAAACCCGGGGGTTGCCTTCCAGACCCGAGAAAATCTCCTGCAGGGACTGATCGAAGCGATCCTCGAGCGCCATCATTGCGCGGGTGGTCAGACGAAGACGCTGGCCACCCGCGCCGGCTTTGAGTTCCACCGAACTGATCATGCCGCGGCGGTCCCCTTGGTGAAGGTCACGCCACCGCTGGTGCGTACCACAAGGTTGAGGGCGATGATGTCACCGACCGAGTTGGTCTCGAGTTGGGGCGTGACATAGCCTGTGAAGGCAAAGACGTCGCCAGAGCTCTGACCGCTTTCGAGCGGCATCGTGGTCTGGAAATAGACGAGCGTGCCGTTGGTCTTGTAGCCATTGGCCGTCTCGTATGCGTCGCTGGAATAGCCGCAGGGGATGGTGATCTCGCCGGCATCCTTCAGGCCCGGAATGTACTCACGATAGCCATTCGGGCTTTCCAGGTGGGTGGCCTCCTGGAACTCGACCTGGTCCTCGGGCACGGCGATGGCCTTGCACTCGGGAATGTCGGCCCAGGTCGAGCCGTCGGTGCCCCATTCGCTGGTGGCCCCGTAGACAATACGCTGGTTTGTCGCCATGGCGATTACTCCTTTTCAGCGATTTCGGTAAGCCGGGTGCCCCGGCAGTCAGTCCCGATGGGTGATCGAGAAGGTCAGCGAGACGCGCTGCAACAGCTCCGCGTCCCGGTCGTTCGTGTCGCGCACGGCCTCAAGAAAGGCGCCCTGGATGGTGCCACCCTGGTAGCCTTCGAGAGCCTCGCGAATGTCATCGGCAGCGCCCCCGGCTTGGGAAGCTGTGCGCCCGTAGCAGTCGATCTGCACCCGGCTTTGCATCAGCCCGGTGCCTTCGAGGTGCATGTCGCGGATGCCGGAGACCCGGAAGAGCGCGGCCCTGGGCAAGCCGTCATCGTCGCCCAGTGTCCCCCAGGTCACCGGGAAGCTCACCGAGGCCTGCAACAGGGTGATGATCTCCGCTCTCATTCCGCTTTCACCAAGCGATAGCCGTGCGCATCTGCTGCGGCTTCAAGCGTGGTCAAGTCCAGCAAGGGATGGGCCAGGACATCCACAACCTGAGTCATCACCGAAATCTCGGCGACCACTACAGCATTGGGCTCCATCCTCAGGTTCAGAGACGTGACGCCCTCAATGGGCTCGCCGGTTTCAGTCGTGATCGCCACGCCCGAACTCATGATGCTCTCGCCTTTGATCCGGATCATGCCTTACCCCTTGGCTGCTTTCTTGGCGCGCCGCGCCATGGTTTTCTCGATCTCATCCCAGAGCCGCTGCCCGAGGCTTTCGAGCATCTGGCCCTTTCGCGCATCCCACGCGGGCTGCAGCATTGGCGTCGGCGAAACCGCCCCGACGTATTTGCCGGACTTGTGGGCGCGCGGCCCGGTCCCGAACTCGATAAGGTGCGCTTCCGGCGTGCCACCACGGCCGCCGGGCGCACCGACGAACATGTTGACGATCGAACGCCCCTTGGCGGGTTGCGGCTGGCTGCGCGAGAGGCTCGACGTGATCCGGAACACGTCGTCAGCGCCGCCCGGCCAGAACACGTTTGCCAAGTCGGCCACCGGCTGCAGCTCCTTCTTCAGAGCACGCCGCGCCACCCCCTTCGCCGTTCCGGCGGGGATCTGCGCCAGGGCCTTTTCGATCTCTCGCAGCCCGGTTACCTTCATCGTCACAGACATTTCAGGAGCCCCATTTGCGACATCTTGCTTTCCTTGCAGTCCTGGCCACGCCGGTCGCTGCCGACTATTCGGACCACCCGCTGGTCGAGCTTTTCACCGTCGCCCCTTGCACCGAGGCAATCGCCACGATCGACCAAGACGTCGGAGCCGCCGGAGACTTCAAGGCGGTTGGCCTCGCGATCGGCCGTCAAGGCGCCGCTTGGGGCACCGTGCTCGGCTTCGATACCGCGCTTGGCGGTCTGCAGGGCGATGAAGAAACCACGCTGATCCGCCTTCGCAAGGCCTGCGCCGAATCTCCGGAAACCCCGGCGGCGGACTTGCTGATGTCCTTTAACTGACCACCGGCCCCTCGACCGTGAGCCAGACGTTGCCGCGATCGGTGATCGCGTCGACGTTGGTGATGTTGTACCGCGTACCTGGCAAGCTGTCGGCTCCCTCGCCCGAGGGCCAGCCACGGCGAACGTCTCGCATCCGGTAGCCTGTCGTGATCGCGCGCGCCGCTTCGCATTGACGGATGCGGATCTTGAATACCTGCCGCCCGGCATTCCGCGCGGCCTGCACCACCTCGTCGCCCTTCTGGAAGATGAACTCTGCCATGGCGAGGTGCGCCTCGGAGTACGCCGTCACCGGCTCGCCGAGATCGTTGCGCGTCACCGTCGGTTCATCAAAGGCCACCTTTTGCGCCAGTGCCGCCGCACCCGAGCCGCGCGCTCTCACAACATCCTCCGGTAGCGGGCCAGCAGCGCCGAGATCGTCAACGGCACTTCGCTCATTCCGCCAGCAACGACCGCAGGGCGGTTGTCAAACCAATGGCCGGCCAGCATGATCATCGCGGTGCGCAGCCCCTTGGGAACGGCCCCGGCCGTCGCGCCGCCGCCGGTCATCGTGATGGTCACCGGGTAGAGCTCCGTGCCCAGCTCCGGCAGGGTCACCCCGTCGGCCCAGGTCAGCTCAGGCCGTGCCGATCCGGCACCGAGATCGCCCAAGCCCTCGAGGTCATAGGCATCGGCGGACAGCGCCTGACTGTCGCCCGCGGTATCCGTGTAGCTGATCGAGACCGCGCTCAGCGGCTCAAGTGGCAACGCCAGCCCGCCAGTTGGCCAGGACGCAAGCTCGAGCGTCCAGACCTGCTCGCAGATCACCCGGCCGAGGATCCCCGAGGGACCGTCGAGAAACTCGGTCACCGCGCCGATCAGCATCGCGATCAGGTTATCGCGCTCGGTGTCGTCGCCGAGGATCGACAGGTATGCCTTCACTTCGGCCGTCGTGATCGCCTCGATCTCCGGCTCGGTGACCCGTGTCAGACGCATGTCAGGCGTTCACCTCGGCGCTGGCCTGCATCAACGACCAGACGGCATCTCGCTCGGCAGCCGTCACTGGCTCACGCTGCATTCCCGCGGGAATGCCTTCGAGCATCAGTGCATTGATGGCATCGACTTCGGGCTTGCCCGACTGGGTGAAGTCATCTTCGCCCAGCTCGGCGATGACAGCCGCGATGACTTCCTTGCGCTCGCTCAGTTCAAGCACTTGGTCCGTTTCGTCCTCGGGCGCCGGGGCTTGATCCTCGATCGGCACAGCGTCGGGATCGACGGCGAAGCCTTGCGCGATCAGCGCGTCAGCCTCGGCCTTCGCAAAACCAGCCCGCTCACCGGGCTGGTACATGCGATAGGTCTTCAGGAAGCGGACCACCTTCATTGCGGCAGGCGATCCATGCCGCCGCAGACGACGACAGCTGCCAGAGCCGCCGTATCGGTGCCCGACGCGCTGAGATCGGGCGTCAGGTCGGCGCGCACGTAGCGCCCTGCCGCCAGGAGGTTCAGGTCGATCTCCGCGATCCCGGCTTCGGTCGAGCCGCCGGTGTCGCCGGTGGCCAGCACCACAGTGCCGGTCTTCAGGACGGTGGCGTCGGACAGGTCCGATTCCGCACCGCTCTCGACCGAATAGGTCAGAGACAGCGTCTCGTCTTCGGCGAGGGTGGCGGTATAGCTCACCGCCAGCACGCCGCTTGTCGGCGAACCGATCGAGAGCCGGTCGAAGATCGTGCCGGTCACCTCGGTTGCATCGCCGGAGCCCCCGGCGGTGGCGGCGATATTTGCGCCGACGCGCATCACCTTGATCACATCGCCGATATTGCGAATGTCCATGTCGTTTCTCCTCAGGGAAAGGCGGCGGGCCCCGCGGCCCGCCGGGTCAGGTCAATGCGCGGATCAGGCGCCCCAGGTGACGCCGGTCAGCCAGGCGGCGGCGGCGAGGTGACGCAGGCCGAGATCGTGCTGCATGATCAGGCGCAGCAGCGTCTCGTCGCGCGAGAACGCGGCCTGCATGGTGCCGGACGAATCCTTGTAGGCCGCCTGGCTCGACATCGCGATCTCGATGCCCATGTGCTCGCCGACGATGACGTGGCTCGGATGGACCAGGCCGATCTCCGACTCGGTGCCGCCGCCCAGGTTGTCCGGGATCTCGGTCGACTGATGCACCGGCTTCTTGCGCAGCCTGCCGTCCGACATTTCGGGATAGACCTTGTTGCCGTTGCCGTCGCGCAGGTTGGTCAGAAACATCGCCGAGCGCGGCGACATCACCCAATGCGCCCCCGAGTAGTCCAGGTTGGCATTGCCGAGTGCCAGCTCGAGGCGCCCGAGGTCGTTGTCGACTTTCTGCACGT